TAACGCTGTAATAACTTTCCAAAAGCTGTTGCATAATCAGCAGATGAAGTGAAACTTTCCATATCAGTTCCTCTGTGAGTCTTGAGAGAGAAAACTTGCACGGCTTCTGTTGTTTCCTGGCTCTCAGGCTCGTCAGGAATATCGATAACATCGTCCAAGGTGTCATCAATAGGTTGCTCTTGCTCCGTCTCTCCTGGCTCGTCTGAAGTGCCTTCGATAGCATCTAAAGGATTTGACGGTGGTGTTACATTTTTAGGATCTGTTGGATAGTCCTGTGCTTCTTCAGCTGTGACAACTCCCTTTAATGCGTCAGGAAATGCGTCACGTAATGCAAAACCTCTTGCTCTCATAGTCAACATTCTGTCAGGATACTGAGTCCAGGGACCAACCTTACCCCATAGTCTGGCTCTCTTTGCGTCAGCTACAGAAAAAGTTTTTACCGTCTCCTCTATCTGATCGTGATAACGTCTTTTAACTTTGCAATAAGCTATCTTGTTATCACCTTCGCCTTCTACCCATTCAGAAACGCCAGCACAACGAGGATCATTCTTAACCAGGGCAAGTGCTGCGTCTCCATAAACGCTAGGCTTGCCATTGATAACGGCTATGTTTTGCAATGCTTGCAACGGTTGCAGTCCTAACTCATATCCCCATTGCACGGCAACCAATACGTCTTGCGGCTTGCCTTTGTAATTGTTCGGCACCATGCCTGAGCTTGCCACCATTTTAGAAAACTCCATGGCTTCACCCATTGTTTGCGGTGCTAGTGTCGGTAACTTATTCATTATTTCATTCTCCTTATACTAATTGTTTTTTGTCTTGTTTCTGATTCTGGAACAGCTGGTTTAAGTTCATGCTTACAAGCTGGACAACATTCAGCTGGCTTTGCTTTTGTCTTTCTAAACGGCCAGGCTACATTGTAAGCCACGCCTGTTTTCTCATCGACTATTGTTGCTTTTGCATGATTGCCCATTGCTCCCATTAGTTTTTGTCCATGCTGTTCCTTTGTTTCCTGGTTTATTTTCATGGCTGCGTTTGCATCTTCAATAGATAAAACAGAAGCAATTAAATCAGGCTCCAGCTCCATCGGCTCTTCAGCTGGCTCAGTGTAATAAGATGTCATCTCAGCAATAGTCTTTGGCTCAGGCCAGGTGCCCTTTTCCATGTGCTGCTCAAACTCCGCAACGCCTTCGGCTATCTTTTTTATTGTTGCATCGTGTCTTTCAAATACATGTGCTGTAATTTTTCGACCTGAGTAACATGTAAAAAGCACGCCGTACTTTGCATTGTGACACATCATACCAGCTTGTAATTGTATTGGCCCTCTATGCAACGGTGGATCGTCTTTTCTTTCTGTAAGTGTTGTGTATTTAGCTTCAAGAACAACCAGGCCATCAAGCGTGATTTCTCCGTCCTGGTTCATAACTGTTATATCTTGAGCTTCATTGCTGTAAATGGTTATTGGCTCTTCAACATTGTACAAGCCGTCATCTGAGTAATAAAGCTCTATCTCATTATGTTTCTTGGCTGCTGGCTTGCCGTTCTCAGTGTAGTTCTTCATCTTGTCAGGGTCTAAACCAAGCTGTCTCAAACCTCTTGCCAATATGATAGGCTCAACAGCTGTGCCGATATCTACTTGCAAACTGTCAAGCGGCAAAGGTACAACGCCGTTCATTGCGTTCCTGGCATTTTCTAAAACATCGTATGATGTTTGGTAACTACTTAGACCAAGCCAGGCTGGCATTACACTTCCTGATAAGTGATTGTCAGGTGATAATTTACTCATTAAAAAAACTCCTTCCTTCTTCTGTTATTTCCCAAATTATTTCTTGACGATTGCGGCTGTTGACTTCTCGCTTGCCGCTGTCTTTTACCAGGCCCATTCTTGCAAGTTCTGTTAATCTAGGCTTGACTGAATAAAGCCACTGATCTAAACTTTTAGAAATACGCTCCCCTGTTGCGCCGCCTACCTTTCTACGGTGCAGAAATTGTAGCACCATTAGTCTAAGACCTCCAACTTTTGGTGCTACTTTTTCAGCTGCTGCGACCTCTGTGTCAGGTGCGTTTTTATGGTGCATTGTTTTAATGTTTACGCTCTCTATTGTTTTGTTGTCCATGATTACCTCCTATACAAAAGCAACAAATAAAAACCAGGCAAAAACGAAAGACATTGCCAGGAAAATAAAATATATTACAGGCACACCGTAATTTTTTATAAACTTAATCAACTTCATACTCCTCTATTTTTTCTTTAACTAATTTGTTTAAATGCTTTCTGATTGAAAGATATAATTGCAGCTCTGCCAGCTCTTTGTGCTTATCCAGCTTTCTTTTGTTTATCTTTCTCAATCTGCTGAGCATCTCTGAATATTCTTTAACAACGCCGTAGTATTGAGCAACAGATATATTCAAGACTCTTGCATTGTAAAGCTCATCGTTACCTATTTTAATAGGCCTATCAATCATTATACTTTCTCCTTTTCGTTTTTCAGTTTGTCAGCAAACATGCCAAGGTTGATGGCCATGGCTAACAACTTTTTATTGTCGTGCTCCATGGCCAATACTATAAGCTCTTGTGCTTTTTTGTAGACTTCTTTACTCAAAGTCATGCTGCCATGTCCTGGTAATCTGAGACGATGCACTCGCCAAGAATATAAACGTACATGTTTACAACTTTCTCAGGGTCGCTGAAATCTGTTGTAACTTCGCCAAAGTTTTCTTGTTCGTAATGTTTGATAATATTAATAATACTAAAGACTTGATCGCCTAACCATTGCGTAGCCTTGTAAGTGCCAATTATATAATAGTTAGTATTGAAGCACTCGTTGTGCAAATCCTCGCCTATCTCGTCAAGATAGTTTGAATTTTCGTTGATGAAGTTGTCAAAGTAATCTTTTACTTCTTGATACTTGTATGAATTTTTATCTAACATTTTGTTTCCTTTCTGTTGTTTGATGGCTGAACAATAGCCAACCAATACTCTATATTTATCAACAGATATCGGTTATGTCAATAGAGATATCACATTTTTTTTAATTTTTTTTACATGAGGTATAAAAATGACTAATAAACGGCAGAAATCCAACAATCTTGTGGGCTTTTATTTACGCATACCAGCTGATTTAAAACAGCAATTAGAAGACCTGGCTAAAAAAAGATCGTGCAGCAAAGCAAATATTATTGTTGAAATGATTAATAAATCTATTAATGAGCCAGTAGAGACAAAGAAGGGCCAAATCAACAGCTGGTTGTCCAGGCAATGAGCAAGCAATTACACATTACTATTCCAGGGCAGCCAGTTGGGAAAGGTCGTCCCAGATTCGGCAACGGCAGAACATACACGCCAGCCAAAACCAAAGCATATGAAAAGTTAATAGCCGAGCACGCAGTAAAAGAAGTTGAGCGTTCACGTTGGTATATAACTGACAGGCCAGTCAAGATGACAATACTTGCACTCTTTGACATTCCAAAGAGCTGGAATAAAAAAAAGACCAGGGACGCAATCATTGGAGACATAAGACCTGGAAAGCCTGATATTGACAACGTGGCCAAGGCTGTTTTAGACTCATTGAACGGCATAGCATACGAAGATGACTCGCAGGTTTATCAGCTGACAGTTACAAAGGTTTATGGAGATCCAGCTTTAGTTGTGACAATCCAGGAGTATGACAATTAATTAATGGTTGCTGGGGAGCAATCTAGGAAGGTAAGTAATTGAAAGTAGAAACCATTAGAAACAAGGATCTGCGGCAATATAGCATCTTGCCCATTAGAGCTGTGCAAGATCCAGAGATAAACAGGACAGCAGCTCTTGCCGTGCTCGCTGTCATTTGTAGTTATACAGATGAGCTGGGCCGAACATTTGTCAGCCAGGCAAGAATTGCAAAAGACCTGGGCATATCGAGACCAGCTGTCAACAGGCAAGTCAAGAGACTGTTTGATACTGGTTACTTGGTTTACGCCAAGAAACAATACAAAGACCAAAAAACAAATACAATTAAAGTTGTTTATGACAAGACAGCAAAGAGTGAAAAGGCAGCACGCTCAAACCTGACAGCAAGGGAACAAATGGAGCTCGCAGAAGCCGAAGTAGGTTTAACAGGTGTAACACCAGAAGTTACAGGTGCAAGAGTACCAGGTGTAACTTCTGATGTTACAGGCAGGTGTAACACTAGGGTTAACTTACGTGTAACTTCTGATGTTACACAGAACGAGACACTAACGAGTAATAATAACGATATAAAGGGAAAGGCAAGAATGTTGTGTGGTTTGTTTTTGAAGTTTGCTGATGCAAATGGAACTCCTAGAAATTACAATAATCGTGATGAGGAAGTGATGGCTGGCTGGATTCGTCAAGGACTAGACGCTGCTACCTGGTCAGACATACTAACAAACCATGTCAAGTACTGTAGAGATAACAACAGGGACTTGGCTAGGGGTTTAGGATACTTTCAAAAGCCGATACAGCGTGCTCTGAGCATGTCAGGTAATAAAAAGGTAGATGACGTGCTTAAAAAGGTTACAGCACGCATACGAAGCTTATAGAGCGATTAATGGCATGTGGTAATATAGTACTCACTGTTACACCTGGACCAGGTCAAAGCAGCTGCAAGGCTGCACGGTTCGCACTTGACCAGGCACTTTTTGAAAAGGTACCCCTTGCCCTCCCCACCCCTCGCTGTGTGTATGGGGGTCCCAAAAAACTATTTTCCATTTTTTCAGAAATGGGTTAGGATATCGGTTATGTTTACACATGTTG